TAGAGATAATGATGCTGTAGGGGCTTATCAAGATCATAGGGTTCAGATACAAAGTGGAAAGGGGAAAACAGTAAAGTGCGTAGACAGTCCTATTGTGGAGGGTATCGTTATGGACCCAGCTACGCAGGGTAAAGAGTATTTTATATTTAGCACAGGTAATTCACCACAGAGTCCGTTTTCTAAAGGCGAGTGGCATATGCGTACTCATGGACCTGTGAATATGTATACTATGGCTAATGGGATGCACTTCTGGGTCCAAGAGGGTTATAATATACGACTTGAAAACTTAGCATATGGAAATTTAAGTGACAAGGATAATGCTGGAAATAGCTCTCAAACAAAAGTAACTAACACCCAACCTGGAGCCCGTGCAAGAATTGTAGATTTAGGACATGAGGGGTATGGATGCGTAGAAATTCGCTCTCAACATAATAACATTATCATTGAGGGAGAAGCAGATGATTCTGTAATCCGTGTAAACGCTCCAGGAACAAACACTAAAGTAATTATAAATACTGGAGGAACAGTAGATATAGTAGCAGAACAAAAAATTACTTTACAAAGTGACACGGAGATTGAGTTAAACGCTCCCATCATAGATATTAATGGTTCAGATACCGTATATATAGATGGTGGACCAGATGTTAGACTCAATGATCCCGACACTGCTCCAGTATTATAAAAGGTAAGAATTATGGCAACACTTGATATGAGCAAATTGGCGGCGATTATTACTACATCGCCTACTCCTATATTGGATGCTATGGCAATCCAACACGGAGTACCTGCGTGTCTTTTAAGTTTAACTAAAGATGTGTTGAGTATGTTTCCTGGTTCTATTTTAGATGATATAGGAGGAGGTATTCAAGAAGGGAAAGATCAAGCCGATTCTGTATATAAAGATATTCTTAGAGCTATATTTATTGATACGGGGATTATGGAGTATGACACAGATAAAGGTAAATTTGTATTTGTATCTAAATCTTCTGGGGTAGGTGTAGAAGAAAATGCTCTTCAAGGTTTGGGAGATTTAGCTGGTTTAGGTAAGATTATAGGTTTTGGAGCAGAAGCATGGTTAATTGGAGAAGGTTTAGTAAATAGCTATACAGATATTAAAACCTGTATAGATCAGATGAAGACTTATGAAGCTCTTCAAAATGGTCCCGCAGGAGCAGCCTCTACCTTTGTAGGTTTTGATGGGACAGACCCCATTACTGGAGAGCCTATATCGTATTTTGCTCCCCCTCCTGCTACGGAAGCAGCTAGTCTTGTTTATGATAAGCATAAAGATACTTTAGAAAGAGCCGTAGCCTTTTCTGATAAATGTGCCAGCCAGCTAAATGCTATTGCTGAAGTGAAGCAAGCTAGATTAGCTGATCCTTTAAACCACCCAGAACCTGTTTTTAATGGGGATGTAGTTTTAGACGATCCCAATAGTATTTATGATGGTTCTACACTAAGTGAGGTAGTAGGAGACTCTACTACCTTTGACATTGCCACAGGATTACAAAGGGATCCCGAAACAGGGGAGTGGATTATCCCTACGTCTTTAAGCGGAACAGAAGCAGACACTACTAAATCAATTATTAATACCAGCGGTATAGGACCCCCTGTTGCTAAAAAAGGCCAGTTCTTATTTTCTAGAACAGGTATTTATTATGATTCTTATGGAGGAGGTTTAGATTATGAAGGGTGTATTACTAATATAGTAAGTGCGGTTTATTTTGATTCTTCTGGGCCTATCTTAGGAAGAGGGGTTCCTTCTCAAGCAGTTAAATGGATGCTACAGTACAATCCAAACTTAGGAGGAAAAGGAAAATCAATATCTTGGAACACTTTTAACCAGTGGGTAGATACGGTTTTTGATATGGAAACCATAAGTGAAGACCCTAGCATCCAAGAGTTCTATGATGATGATCATTTTTTACAAGTTTTAATTGGACAGAGAAATAGAGAAGTATATGATCTGTCTACACTAATCACTGATTATCAGACTGAGGGATATGGAGAAGATTCAGCACTTTTAATTAACCAAAGACAAGTATTATATTCTAAAATCAGTTCTCATGATAATAAGATTAATAAAAGAAAGAAGCAAATTGAGATCCATGTTATATTATCACCCGATGATAACCCTGCCATTATGGGTCAGATCCCTATTAATAATTTAAAATCCTTAGATAAGAGTAAGATAAAAGCTCAATTAGGCTTACAAGAAAGAATAATGTTTCAACCTGATGAAGTATCAGGTATTGTACTTCCGTTATGCCCTGAGTATATAAAAAGTGATGTACCCCAAGATGAGTTTACAGTAGAGGAATTAATGGTGGCTCCTGTGGGAGTGGGGGGAATTATTAATACTGATAAAGATTTAGAGTCGGGTACGAGTGGAACTGTGTTATCATTAAATGATCATATTACAACTGATAAATTAGTAGCTATTTATAATTTCTTAGATACTGATTTAGTTAATCCTAATTCTACAAAATATAAAGTTCTTAACTGTACTACTAGTTCTTCTAGTGAGAAAGCTGCCCAATTAGTAGCATCTTCTATTGATAGCACTTTCCCTTCGGGAATAGGTCTTCCTTATTTTAGAGGAGTTTGTAATCTATTCTCTGGTACAGATGGGGACGGAAACCCCAAAGTCTCTAGTTATACTTCTAATGATGAGTATCTTTTAAGCCCTTATAGACCTTATAGTTATGCTCGTCTGGAGGGAGGTTGGAATGATATTGATAGTCTTTTGTATGCTAGTGGAGGAGCTACAATTGAATCCTGGGTTCATGTGCCTGATTTAGCAGATGCAAATAGTAAGGGATGGAATACGGATAGTGAGGTATCAGCCCTGCATAGGGTGATCTTAGGGTGTGAGAACAGAGGAGGGACCTTATCCTCCGTTGACGACAAGTGGATTGTGGGTCCTGCTAACGGCGATACTGCGGTTAAAGGACTGCTTATGGGGTTCTCTAGAGATAGAAGATTAACGCAAGGGGCTCCACCTAGCAATAACCCCAGTGATAATAGTATTGATAGTGGTCTTGTTTTTTACATGGCCCCTACTCAATCAGTAAACACAAGTGGGGTAACTTTCTTAAATGCATCTGCTGATGAAGGGAATTGCCCTCATGATTATGCAGGAGCATCTGGTTTCTATGGTATAACGATAGATACTTCAACTGCTGTGAGCGGGATTAAATTTAATGATGTCTCTTCTAAATTCTGTTTAGCAACGACTACTATTGATTATAGTAGGGATTTAGTAAGTATTTATCTAAACGGAGTTTTAATGAAGTCTCAAAGTATCCAGGCTACTTTTGGAATAGCTACTTCTCCAAATATACCTAGTCTAATTGATACGAGTTCTTTCCAGTATACGGATACTTTTGAAGGTACTTTACCTAAAAACGCGCCCTTCTTCCCACCTAATAGTTTAGGCTCCAATGATTTTTGGTATTGGAATGGTCCCCAATTCAGGGGTAGGGGAGGTTCTCCTCCTATTACTCCGTGGATTATTGGAGGAGGCTATACGGATGGTATGCACTGTAGGGAATTATCTACCTATACTCCAGGAGTGACAAACGGTATGAATTTTATGGGCGGTAGATGGGGTGGTAGAAAAAGTGGTCTGTATGGGTTCTTAGGTAGTTTTAAACTATATAATAAAGCAATAGCTTCTAATGAAGTTCTAAAAAATTATAATGGACAAAAAGGGTTCTTTGAGAATCTTAAAACCTAATGGCTACTACTACTATACATAACACTTATGGAGTTCCTGTATCTCTTTCTGTAAAAAAGAGTATAGCATCTGAGCGTAAGCGCAGAGCGGGGTTCTCGTATCCTTTAATAGAGCCTTTAGATAATACTGTACCCCCTGGAGTACCTCCGAAAAATACCTCACAGTCTAATTATTTTAGTAAGGCATATGGTGTAGAGTTAATTAGAAACAATTTACGACAATTACTTCTTACTCAAAAGGGAGAAAGAGTAATGCTTCCTGAGTTTGGGCTAGACTTAAGAAGATATGTATTTGAGCCATTAGATGAAACTACTTTTAATTTAATAAGAAGAGATATTTTGTTAACATTATCTACTTATTTTTCTATAGCGAAACCTTTAGTCTTAACAATTAGTAGTGACGATAGAGAAATAGAAAACCATACTTTACGAGTAGAATTAACTCTCCAGCTTTTGGATGAGTCTTTAGATATATTTGATGTTGAGGTTAGATTAGGATGATTTTTTCAGGAACAACTACTACAGACTTTATGAAGTTGGGTGCTATCCCAGATAGAAAAAAGCAAGACTTTATTGATTATGCAGGTAATGATTTTTACTCTATTAGAGCAGATTTAATAGAATATATTAAATCTGTATACCCTGAAGATTATCAAAACTTTTCTGAATCAGATTTGGGTATGATGCTTATTGAGATAGTATCCTATATGGGAGCAGTTACCTCTTTAAAAGCAGACATGCTTGCTAATGAAAATTATTTGCGTACTGTAAAGAATAGACACAATTTAAAAAAGCTTTTAGAGTTAGTAGGAGTATCCATGAAAGGTCCTCTTGCGGCTGCTGCGGGGGGTAAACTTACTTTAGATTCAGATCCAGATGTAGCTAATTTTCCTTTACATTATAATACAGGATCCAGAGTATTTTCTATAACCTCTAAAGAAGATGGGGAGCCTGCTAATTATACTATTTATAAAGTAGTAGATAATGCTATTCAAGATATTCAAAATAGTGATGGTATGATTTATTTTGAAGGAAGTGAAGCTGATAACGCTTTGAGTAGTGTGTTTACTAATGTGGCCTTTCTAGAAGGATCTCTTAATAGACAGCAAGGGACTTTTGATACTTTAGAATCTAATAAAACAATACCTTTATTAGACAGCCCTATCATTGATGGAAGTGTACAAGTCTATGTTAACGCTGGTGATGGTCATATAGCAACAGGGGCTTATAAACAAGTAGAAAGACTGTATTCAGCATCTGGTGGAGATGATAAACTTTTCCAAGTAGTTTATAATGACAGCTATGCTGCCACTGTTGTATTTGGGGATAACGCATTAGGGCTTTCCCCTCCTCAAGGGTCTACCTTTACAATTCTTTATCGTGTAGGGGGAGGACCCAGAGGTAATACTATTCAATCAGCTATCAATGTTAATACTACTATTGTTGGTGCTGATGATCGGGTTTTTAATGCTGTTACCGAGAATAGAACAGCGGCTACTGGTGGAGCTAATGCTGAAACTTCTGAACATGCTAAAAAGTATGCTCCTTATACTTTTAAAAGACAGGATCGTGTGGTTACACTAGAAGATTATATTGCTATAGGTAATACTTTTAGATCAAAGCAGGGGACTATAGGAAAAACAACTGCTGTAGTAAGAGATGCTTTCTCCTCAGCGAATGTGATTGATGTTTATACTCTGGAAAGAGATACGCCTATTACTTTGCAAAAGGCATCTACTTCTTTTAAGAAAGAATTATTAGAAGAGATTGAACCTAAAAAAATGTTAACTGATGAGGTTGTAGTAGTAGACGGTCTTATTAGAACTTTAGATTTGGTGGTAACTATCAGAATAGATAAAGATTTAGAGCCTATAGAAGGTGATATTCAACAACAAGTATCCACAGTAATTTTAGAACATTTTAATACGGATAATTTTGATTTTGGAAAACCTTTTGTAGCTATGGAGCTTAATAGAGATATTTTTGCGTTGCCTCAAGTTCGATATTCTACCGTAGATAATGTTCCCCAGGTGATTGATGTGGAGTTTAATGAGATTATTCAATTAAATAATTTTACAATTAATACAGTTCTGGTGTAATGTCAAGAAGATATGTAAAAAGCTCTAAGTTTAACAGTCTGGATCAGCCTGTTCCTGAGATTGTAGCTGTAGTTTCAGCTAAGGATAATGTAGAGCAGACTAAAAAAGCACAAACTTATTTTAAACAGAACTATTTAGAAGCTATAAAAAAGATTATTCCGTCTTTTTATTTTAGTGATGAGCAGACCCTGAGTGGGGAGCATATTGGTTTTGTTAATCAAGTTATAAATAGCCACTTAGTTGCTAATGCTCATCAGGCTACTATCCTTCCTCTTTCCTCCTTAACGGATGACACTTATTTATCTGCGATAAATACACCATCAGGATTTGCTTCTTATTTCTTTAAAGATCAAAACCCTGCTACTATATCTCCTGATGATTTTGAAAGATATTTCTTACTTCCCCTAACAAAGAGTTATAAAGCCTATTCCTCTAGTGGGGAGTTTTTAGATTATATTAGTGGAACCTTTCTTCCAACAATCCCTGTTGATGTAGGGGTTCAAAACTTAGCCACTCTTACAGCAAGCGCATACGCAAATGATTCTTCTGGTACTTATAAGTTTTTAGCTGATAATTTAGGGTGGTTGTTCTTTTTAAATAGAGAAGGTCCTACTGACGGTTTTGATCCCTCCAACGCAGTAGCTGAATTAATCACTACTAATCTATGGAAAGGAAGATCTATTGTTCTAGAAGATACCATAAACATTTATCAAGAATACTTATGGAGAAATAAGCAATGGTGGGGGATTGACGATATTGTTCCTACTTCTTATTTGTCTTCTGTCGAGATGAGTGCTGGTACATGGACTAGCGGTACGCAGTTATTAGACAACCTTAAAACTTTAAATAGTATTATTTATTCTCCACACTACCTCAACAGCCCAGACCAAAAGGTGGAGGATGCTTTTAATACTTATATTAATACAGAGGCTAAAATAACCGATGTTCAAAATGTAGGACCGTTTACTAGATTTTTGGAAGGTACTTCCTTTAGCTTGGCAGATAGAACAAATGAGGGGAATGAACTTGGGGTTCTTTATGATATCGGAAAATGTCCAGACGAGTTTTTAGAGCTTTTAGGTGAGTTGATTGGTTGGCGTATGATCGGTGCAGATGTTGATAAGTGGAGAGTTCAACTTAGAAATGCG